AGAAAATTTTAATAAAGTGTTTGATTATATTGATGACCAAGTTAATTCAACAAGTGGAGAATTTGACGAAGAAACTAATATCGTTGATGCAGTACAAAGAACAGTAGAAATTATTAAGGAGTCCGAATAATGAACTGCGGAATTTGTAATCAAGAAATGGAACATATAAATGATATTGGTCTTAGATGTATGAATTGTGATTTAGATCAAGAACCCACTAAAGAAGTTTATGTAGTAGTAAGAATGTGGAACGGATTAGTTGATGATGTAGAAGTATATCGAGAAGAACCACAAGGAACAGAGGAGATATGTGAGAATACTGATAATGGTGAACATGTTTATTGCTTGACCATAGAAGATAAATATATTGGGGAGGCCAACAATGATACTTAGCGACAAAGAAAAAGGTTTGCTTTTGGATCTATTGGCCGTGCATCCCGGCAATCCTTTAGCCAGCGATCTACACAAAAAAATAGATCAAGAACTGACTACTGAGATCCTGGAACAAGATATTATTTCAGCTCTTAAAATCAATAGAGATGTTAATTGGATTGAACATGATCCCAATGATGAGTTTGATAATCTAATTACGTTTGTTAAAAAACTATTTAAAAAATACAGGGAGAGAAACTAATGCCAGATGATGAAACTAAAATAACTGAGTTACTTAAAATCTTTCATTCACTTAACCAAGAAGATCAGAAATGGGTAGTCAAGATACTGCCCAGGATCTTAGAAATAAAAGAAGATGACAGACAACATTAACCCGGATCATTACAAAGATAGTGAGATCGAATGTATAGACGCAATAGAGTCAAGCATGAGCAAGGAAGCTTACAAAGGTTATCTCAAAGGAAGTATTATCAAATACGTCTGGAGATATGAGAAAAAAAACGGTGTTGAAGACTTGAAAAAAGCTAGATGGTTTTTAGCAAGACTGATTCACCAGAATGAAAATTAATAACAAGGAGAGATATGACATTTAAAATTGAGAAGAACGTACCAACACGCAAATCGTACAACGCTTTCACTGATACTCTAGATAAACTAGATGTCGGTGATAGCATACCTGGATTAACCAAAAAAGAAGTTTATAGATTCAGAGGAAACTTCTACACTAAAAACTTTAAGGATCGCAAGTTTACCTTTAGAAAAGAAGCTGATGGTACTTACAGAATATGGAGGACAGAATGAACTTAAAAGAACTAGATCAAAAATGGAGAAAGTCTTGCCCCGAAGAGACTAATGGATTGGTTGCTAAACCTAAACGCACCTTACCTAAAAAATGGAAGATCATGTTAGACAACTACAATAGAAGAAAAAGTATTTGTTGTATTTGTTTCAATAAATTTAGCCTACAAGATTTAACTGTTATGCCTGACGGAGGTAGCGGCGGAGTCTGTAAAAAATGTGAAGAGAAAATAGAAAAAAAAGAAACTCATGCTATGATTGGCTCGCATGAGAGAGCCGACATTTGAAGAAGCACTTCAAGAGTTAGAAAAAACAGTCCAAGAACTAGAGTCTGGGAAACTAAGCTTAGAAGATTCAGTCAAAAGTTTTGAGAGAGGAATGAAGATCCAAGCCTTTTGCAAACGCAAGTTAGATAAATCTACTGCTCAACTGAATCAGATACTTCAAGAAAATTAGTTTCCTCCTCCTCTTCCATATCATCATCTTCAATAACATCCTCTACCATCTCCTCCTTCAATACCTCAACCTCACCATTAATAACAATCTGATTCTGTTGCACTAGCTCTTGCAATCGCATCTCCAACTGCTCTCTACTCATGTTATCAATCTTATGTATCTTCAACTCCTTCCTATCCACCATCAACCCGGCGAGCTTTGCTCTAGCAATCTCTGCGGTAACAGCTGGACCATATGATCCATCTGCCAACGCAACGTCTCTGATCTCTCCTAACTTCTTCGCAATCCCCTCATAAGTAATTTCATTCTTCGTTCTTTGTATGGCCTTCAACTCTCTAATCTTAGCTTGCACATGAGCATACTGTTCGCTAGTCAACAATCGAGTAGCAGCTACCCCGGCGTTTTCATATCCAGCAAGATGCGCACAGTAAGTTTGGTTGTAATCCTGGTACACCATCAAGTCCACAAATTTTTCCTGTTTTTTAGTTAATTTCTTATCTGCCATAATTAGTTATTTTGTGTGTATTTATTGTGACATATATGTATACCTAAGAGAACCTATCTCTATCAAAGATTGGGTGCGTTTAGCCACCCATCTATAGTTCTCTATAGAGATGCACATGCGCACAGCTGCACGTACCAGTAAAATCAAGGGTTTCAGAGGTGCATGTGCATATGTGCAGGTATGTGCAACTGCACAACCGCACACCCTATAGAATCCTTTAAGAATGCACCTTTCAGGAGGGCATGTGCAATTCGCCTTTTCGCCATTGCACAGCCGTTTTTCGACATACTTTACGCACTCATTTATGCACTTTTTATACACTTTCATTTTTTATATACAATAGGTATAGCAAGCAATTCATCAATCTTTCCTTTCTTTACAAGTCTTCTGTAAGTTCTAGAGTTTTTATCCAGATCAGACACATGTCTTTTGGGACCACTTCTGATTGATTGATTTTGATTTATTTTCATCATATTTCTTTGAGCTCTTTTACTAGGCATAATTATTTCTCCTTCTTTCCTAAACATCTAAACACTTTGCTCAAAACACTTAAATGAACAAGAGGATTATTCTTTTTCTGTTCCTCATATTCTTTTTGTGTCTTGGGCAAATACGGTACGATCATACGATTCAGTAGATCATCTACATATGAATACTCACAGTTGTTACAGACTAAAGATACACTAGGTTCTATAGTCATACCCCAATCAGATTCACCACACTCCGGGCATTTGTGAACCTTTGCGTTGTCCATTCTGGACATCATGTTGTCAAAATAATCTTGATATTCTTTCGGTAACATTATTTTCTCTCCTCTTCTAATATAGCCATACCTATGTGATAAATGATCTGAGGCACGATTGAATTACCCAATGCTTTGAGTCTGTTGACTCGATCAGGTATGTTCTCTGCGACCCTTGGGATGTCGGGTTCTACTTCAAATCCGTGATGTCCGTCCAACCTGGAGGATAGCCCATCAACCATTCCACCCAATCCGGGTTCAGCGTTCCCTTCCCTGTGTTCCTGACTTCCGGTGAGTTCCCCAACATCCTCTGCATCTTGCCTGTCGGCTTGCCCGCTGCGTCCTCGTTTGCCCCCGGAGTTAGAAACATCTTCTGTTGTTCCTTCAGAGCTACGTTCTCCTCCAGATTCGCTTTGTACCCTGTCTTCTCTATCCTGTTGAGTGCTGCTTCCATTGTTATTGTCGCTGCCACCTCTGATCCCCTCGGTGTTGGATACATTTCGCTCTTCACTGCCCCTGACAGCTTGCTCTTCTTCGCTAGTTTCTCGTAGTCCGTGTTCTCCCCTGTGTCCTTGTGATCCCTTGCTGTTGGAGTTGGGAACATCTTCTGTTCTTCTATCATCTGTACTTCGGTTGCTAAGTTGCGAACCCCGCCTGTCACTCTTCCCTCTTTTTTTCTTTTCTCCATTCTTTTGTTTGCCGTCTCGTAGTTCTCGTTGCCGTTGTTTGACCTTGGAGTCGGCCACATCCTGTGTGGATCCTCGCTCGATGCGTCTGTTATCGCTGCGTTCAGATTCCAGCCGTGTGTTCCTTTGATCATGCTCGGACTCGGACTTTCGTGATACGCCATCCTCTCTGTCGCTCTCGGTGTCGGCCACATCTCTGCTTGTTTCATGTCCTTGATCGGATACCCGTAGTCCACTTGCTCCGCTAGAGATCCTGGAGGTACTGTCTTCCTCCCTCTGTCGTTTCTCATCTTCTCTCTCTTCTCCATCCCCTCCTCTGATCTCTTCGATATGTTCGTTGCGCTTGGAGTCATCCACATCGACACTTGTTGTTGCAACGGAGGTTTTTGACCCCCTCCCGGATGATTCTTCCTCGGTTTCTTGATGTTCGTGTGATCGAAGGCTGTCGGTGTTGACCACAGATTGTTTGAACTCGGAGGTATACTTTCCGAGGATCCAGACTCTATCTCTTCTGTGGGGAGCTTCGACACCGCAAGCTGGAATAATAAACGATTGCGTGGCGTAACCTTCGGTTTCCAAGTCAAGACACACATCATCGAGTGCCACGTTGACGAAGCCACCAACGTTTTCGACAATGACCCAAGTGGGTTTTTTGTGCTTAATAATTTCATACATGTACGGCCAGAGGTGTCTGTCATCTTCCTTGCCTTTTTGCTTCCCGGCGAGGGAGAACGGTTGACAGGGGATTCCTCCACAGATGAGGTCGAATTCTTGAATAAGTCTTGTTGGTTCATTTCCAATCTCCTTTAGGTCTTTATATATTGGCACGTCAGGCCAGTGTTTATTTAATACTTTACGACAGAATTGATCATACTCACAAAAAGC